ATCAGCCTTGAGCAACTCGCTACCGGAGTAGGAGTAACCCATAGCGTTGCCTGCGCCATAGTAGTATCGTTCCATGTCAGTAATGTTTCGGATGTAATCTCGTGCCATTTTTCTTCACCTCAAATTGTTTGTTTTTTCACTCTCCACGCAGGGTGCGTTGTGCAAGGGCGTGAACCTCATCCCAGCCCATGTTACCCAAGTCTTGCGTTGAGGGAACTTCAATGTTGGAAACGGTGGCAGACTTCTGCAAGGTAACCCCTGCGCCTGCACCGATGTTGTCAATGCGCTCGGAAAGAGCCTCAATGGACTTCACGATTTCCGTAAGTGGTGCTCGTGCGTCAAAGGCGGCTTTCTCGGCTTCAGCCTTGGCGACTTCCATTTCGTTGTTGAAACGAGAGGCGAAGTTGCCTTCAAGGTTGTTGCGGAATTGCTGTTCCATAGCGGCGGCTTTGTAAACCTCGTAAGCGGCTTCAAGGTCAGCCTCGCTCACATTCTCGGAGTTGAGGTAGCCCTTAGCCATGGACACTGGACCCAAGGCACCAGCGGGGGTTTTACCGCCGCTGGAGGTGATAGCGTTGATTGCACCCGTGGAAGGAGAACCGTTCTCCTGTCCTCGGCCACGGACTTGACCAGCGAAGTAGTCAGCACCGTCAACGGCGTCGGGGTTGTCAAAGCCACCAAGTTGAGCCTTCTCAAGTTGGTCAAAGTGGAGGCGAGCACCATCGGTGTCAACGCCAGCCGACTTGAGGGTGTTTTCCATCCAACTCAAGTATTCGGCGGAAATGACATCGGAGTATTCACCTTTGTACATCTTTTCGTCATCACTTTCTTCTTTCATTTCTTCACCTTCTTCTTTTTCGGGCTTCTTTTCTTCATCAGCACCTTTCTTTCCTTTCATGTGCTCACGGAGTTGTGGAGGAAGTTCTCCCTTTTCCATGGCATCCAGTCGGGCTTCAAGGCGTGACATAATATCAGTCAAATCTGTTTCTTCAGTCATGTGTGTGTCCTCCTTCAAAATGCGGAATTGTGCTTCGGGATTGATACCCTTTTCACAAATCGTCACCTCGTGCAATTCCATCTTTGAAATCTCTTGGTAGTCGCCTTTTTCCATGTCGGACTTTCGCACTCGCTTGAATGCTTGGCCTCCAATGGAGAATCCACGAAGGTTGCCCTTGCGGATTTCAGCGGCTACTTCACGAGCCTTCTCAATGTCACTGCGGAGTTTAACAACAACGAACATGCCAGTGTCATCCACTTCGGATTTCCACATGCGTCCGTTGGAATCAATGTACGAGTCAATCACTTCACCAACTTGAATGTTGGAGTGCGCCAACTGCACATTTCGGTACTTTTCACCCTTCATGAAGCCGTCAAAGGCGTCCTTCAATGCTCCACGGGTAATGAGGTCGCCTTGCTTGTCAACAAGTTCAACCGATGCGTAGCCAGCAACAACCAAGTCGTTACCACTCTTGAGAAGAGTGATACCGTCGGTCGGTCGCTGAACTGCAAGCATTATCCATCCGACTTCCTGTTATGGTATATCAAAGGTTCGTCAACTACGGGACACCAAAGGCTGGTCTTTGTCGTAGTCTATAGAGAGCCGTTCACCTTCGTCTGTTTCCACTTGAATGTGGTCCAGTCGCTCGGTTTTCTTCTTTTTTGAATCACCCTCAATTTTCTTTTCGCCATCAAAATCCGGCAGGGTTGCCTCGTCACGCAACTGGGTGGGGCCACGGGGCGATTCTTGCGGCGTACCCACATCAATGCCCAACCCTTTCGGCCCGGTCCATGTCATGCGCTCCTTGCTGATTTTGTCCAACGCCCGTGAGATAATCTCCAAGGCTTTCTTGGTTTGGTTGGGCTTGAGTAGGCGGTTTTCATCATCATCATCAATGATACCAGCACTGCCTTCTTCCATCTCTTCTTCAGTTGGCTTCTTCGGCATGTCCACCTCCACCTTCTTTGTCACGATGCCCTTCATCATCAAAGGAGCAACCGACGACCAAAACGGCATGAGGCTTTCAGCCAAAATCACTGGATAATCAGTCTTGGTCAAGTCACCCATGGTGCTCTTTGGAGAATGAGCCACCCACATATCGCCAACTTGTTCCATGTTGTACACTACTGTGTCTATTCCTTTCATGATGATTTGAATCTCCGAGTCACCGATTTCAATATCATGAGGAACGAGAATCGGTGCAAACGATTTTGTCATGAGGTCAAGAGATTCAGTGCTGGCCGCACCTTCTCCCTCACCTTCTCCTTCCACTTCCTTGACCTGTACATTGTACACAGGACGGTTTTTGCGGTTCTTCTTGGAAATACCAGTGATGGATGCACGAACAATGTCACCAACCTTGAACACCTTGCTTTGGTTGTGTGCCGTGCCCACATCCATGTAGTGTTCTCCTTTGTACTCCACGGCTCGGTTACCCAACCCTTCAATCTCAAGGATGGGGCCTGCGCCCAACTGATATGTGTACGGCCCGTTGCCTCGCCGGTCAAGCACGATGAAGTTGAAGTCACGACTGTCACGGAAGAGAATCCACTTTGGGTGCCGTCGCTCACCACGCATGTAGGTTGATTTGTTGTCACGCAACAGAATGTTGTCGTGTTCAGCCTTGAGGTTCTTGACCGCATCAGCCAGCCCTTCGTCATCGGTCATACGGGTATCGTGAGGTCCGGGCACGATAACATGCTCTTGACTGTCAAACTGTGAGCGCAAAATCTTCAATCGCTCAAACAACTGCATCTCACCCACATTGTTGTCATCGTAGTTGATGATGTCAATGAGATTCAACTCGTCCTCACCGAGAATAGCGTCAAGCGTGTAGTTCTTGTCGTTCATCTTCTCAAGTGCTTCCTTCGTGGCTTTGCGAAGACCCTTCTTTCGGCCAGCCTCATCGTAAGCCGTGATTTCGTCATCTTTTCGCACGATGACAATACGCTTACCGTCGTACCACTTGCTTACAACCCAAGAGCCGGTGAAACCCCGAAGATGTTGCAAGTCAGCCAAATCAAAGATACGGTGCATGGGTCGCACCGGAGGAATCCACTTGGCGTCGTCACTCTTTTCAAACAACACATCCGGGTCAAGCAGTGAAGTAATCAGCGTCGTCATTTCACTGGCCGCAACGATGTACGGAATTTGACTGGCAGTTTCACCTGTTTCCATGTTCATGCTTTGATGAGGATTATCGGGATAGATAGGCGGTGGAGCATTAGCGTAGGCTTGTTGTGCCGCTTCACCGTGAATCATCGTGGCCATCTCCATTGGCACCGATTGGAAAAGACCCGGACCAGCGTGTTCTCCGACATGGATGTTACCGTCCTCATCAAACTCGGCACCCAAGGTTGGTTCTGCTTCGTAACCGTGATGCCACGCACCGCTGTCAAAGTTGTCAATGATACCACCGTGGTTCGGTGCTGGGTTACCCACAGGAGTCTTGGTGAAGCCAGCAGTTTCAACCACATCTTCACCCGGCGTGAAAATACCCTCATCGTCCTCCAACACACGGGGGTCAAAGTGCACAATAGTGTCAAGATTGTTTTTGGTGGTATTTGTTTTGCGAGCCTTTGTTTTGCTACCGAATCCTTTGGCGTTGTGAATGTCCCCACCGATACTGCCGATACCAGCCGAGAGCATGGACATCTCAAACTGTTGAGGGTTCAACATCATGGACATGTAGCGAGGAATGGCGTGTGCATGGTGCCCCATCCACTCTTTGATGTCCGTTTGTTGTTGGAAATGGTTCATGGCCTCGTGGTAACCATTCTCTCGTGCGTGACGGAAGAAACGCTCTTCGTCACTCAATTCCTCTTCCGGCTTGTTCATCAATTCTTCATCGCTGAAATGGTTGAGATTGATGGCATCAATGTTGGGGATTTTACCGCTGAGTAAGATGTCCTTGACCGTTGAAGCAAACAACGGCGTATTGGCATCAGTGGAGGTTTCAATGAGTTCTCGTGCTTTTTCCTTCGCCATGGGCGTTTTTTCAACATTGAGAATGTTGAGCACTTCGTCAACACTCATGTTACCATCAATCATCTTACCGTCCGTGGAAAGATGCTTACCAAGCGTAGCGTGGAACGGGTTTTGTGCTCGTTGAGTGGGTTTAATGACCGATTGAATGCCGTAGTTGTTGGTCGTGATGCCGTGTACACTGTGGGGTACCGACACGATGTAGCGTTGTGCGTCACGGACCAAGCGTTGCGTGTTGTCAATGAACTTCTTTGGGTTGTTTGGGTCAAACGCATCGGGGTCATGTTCAAGGAACTTTGGAAGCAACACATCCCGTGCTACTTCAGCAATCGTTTGCCGGTGTGAGTCAAGCAGTGTTTCCAATCGCCCAGCGTCTTTTTTCCAGTGCCCCGACGCTTTGGACTTTTGAGCACGGCGTTGTACCTTCTCCAACTCTTGCGTGGTGGCGTTGATTTCTTGGACATACGAGCGAAGTTCCTCAAACGATGCTCCTGTGTTTTCCGCCTCCATCATGCTCTCATTGAGCGATTCAAGACGGGCGTTCAGTGACTCTTCCTCTTGCGAAGCGGGCATCATACCGCCGAATTGCAACAACCTTGACACTGCATCTTTCTCGTCAGCGTGAATCGTGGTTTTGGTCTTTTGATTCTTCTTTGCCTCTTTCAACTCGGAAGTGATGTTGCCCATCACAGTGTCAATACCATCACCGAGTTTTGTTTTATCCAGTTCGCCCAACTGCCTTGCAAGTAACGCTTGGTTGAGTTCATCGTGATTCTCACCGTTCATGAGAAATTCAAGAATTTCTTTGGGGTTTTCAGTGCCCAAAATCTTTGATGCCTGTGTAACAGCGGTCATGGCGTGGTTTAGCGACTCGTTGTTCAACACTTGATTCTTCAGTGCATTGAATGAAAAACCACTACCTGTACCCCAACGCATAAAATCGGTGAACTCGTCTTTGGTCATCCCACCACTGAATGCCTCATCGCCTCGCATGAAGTCTTGAACTTTCATCAGCATTTTCTTCGCTGGTTGATACGGATGGTGCATACGACCGCCAAGCGTTTCAAGCGTATGAGCCAACTGTGCGTTACGGTGAAGGTTCGTATCGGATGGATTGGAACCGTAGCCCGTAATACCCCCCACATGCGACATCGGCATGGCGGTGTGTGGGAAAGAGTTCGGTTGCAGATGAGGACCGAAGCGGGCCTTACGCTCACTTGCACTCATGTGGCGAATGGTGTACTCGTAAGCAGGGTTGAGCGTGCTCTTGTGTTCCGTGTGGTTGTTCTTGTTGGTCGTACCTTCACGGTTGATATATGCCTTTGATGTACCGAACGGGGAAAGCATGTTCTGTAGCGTTTCAGCGTCGTTGAAGTAATTGAATTTCTTACCTATCTTTTGTCCGGTCGCTTCACCGATTATACGGGTCTTTAGCGGCATGAAATGATGTGCAAGTGTTTTATTGATGTCGCTCGGATTGATGTAGTTGGAGTTTGAATGTTCACTAAGTTCACTAAACGGAGAAAGGCCCTCTTCGTTAGCATGGGTAGCGTGAAGAATTTCGTGATATGTTGCCGCCGACATACCCGCCCCGCCCGTGCGAGCAAAGGGTTGTGCCCAAAAACGGGCTGGCCCGAAGGTAAAACCGTCTTCGTGGGTTTGCCAGTAATCCGGCTTGTTCTCTTCGGGATGTGGACCGTGCGGGGATGTGAAAAAGGCACGATGGTTACGAATGTCCTTGATACCCATATGAAGCGAGGCTCGTCGCTTAGCGACCTGCTCAATGTAATCAATCATGTTAGCATCCACGATTGGTTCATCCAATTTACCGTGAATTGGATGGTCGGTCATCAACTCCCGTGTTTTGGGGTCGTAACCGGCCAAATAGAGTAAATCGTCTTTGGTCATTCGCACTTTTTCAAGACCCTTACCCTTACCTTCGTGGTGAAGGTCCATCGCATCAATGATTTCATCTTGAGTCAAACTCTTCATTGGCTCTTTGTGGATGTTGAGGCGAGGAAGGAATTTACGATTACCCGACAGGTTGTAATTTTCACGAATGCGCTCAAGAATGTGGCTGGAAAGAGAGCGGTCATCAAATTCCGGCATGGGTTCGTGAGAAAGCGTACCCAAGGCTTGCTGAAGAAACATCCCCTGCTCGCCCTTTGTGTAA